CTGAGCGGTGAAGGCAATCTGTCTGATGTTGAGATTGCCCGTGAGGTGATGTCAGGCTGGGCAGGCGTTGAGGATGAGGACGGTAAAGAGCTGCCTTACAGCATCACCAAGCGTGACGAGCTGCTCGACGTGCCGATGATGGCCAGCGCGATTGCTGGCGCTTATTTGGAAAGCAAGCAGGGAGCCAAGAGAAAAAACTAGAGGAGGCCGTTGAATATCTATTCAGCGGCCCTGATGACAAGTCAGAGCTGATGGCTGATGCCAAGGCGTTTGGCTTGGCGTTGCCTGAGCCTGAAGCGCCTAAGGATTTTGAGGTGTGGCCGGATAACTGGCCTGCTGTTGAGATGTTCTTGCGTTGTCAGACGCAATGGCGCACAACGTCTGCTGGCGTTTGCGGGCTGGACTATTCAGCTGTTGAATGGCTGTTTAGACTGTATGAAGTCGAGGACCAGCCGACCGTGCTTGAAAATTTGCAGGTCATGGAGGCTGCGGCGGTCAAGATCCTGAACAAGGAGAGCAAGTAAATGGCTGCCAAGTTTGGTCTGTTAATCGACGCCAAAACTAAGGGCGAAAACAATATCAAGCGCCTCGGCAACTCCATGCAGGGGGTTGAGGGCAAGGCCAAGAACCTTGGCATGGCTGTGCGTGGGGTTGGCAATGCTTTTAAGGCGTTGTTTGCCGCTGCTGCGGTTGCTGGGTTTAGCGCCTTTGTCAAAGGTGCGATTGATTCAGCGGATGCGTTCGGCAAGCTGAGCACAAGAACAGGCATTGCGGCTGACAAGCTGCAGGCGTTCGCCAATGCAGGCAAGCTTGCAGATGTAAGCCAGAGCGACCTTGAGAATGGCTTGCGTGCGTTTGCGCGTACTCAAGCTGAGGCAGCCGACGGTGTCGCAACGTATGCCGACGCATACAAAAAGCTAGGTGTTGGCGTCACAAAGGCAGACGGCAGCTTAAAAGCGTCTGACCAGCTGCTGGGCGAGATTGCTGACAAGTTTGCTGACTTGCCTAATGGCCCTGAAAAGGCCGCCATTGCAATGGACATCTTTGGCCGTTCTGGGTCAAAGCTAATCACCTTGCTTAACGGTGGGTCTGAGGCGCTTGAGCGTTTTAACTACGAGACCAGCGAGAACTTTGCGCAAAACGCAGAGTATTTCAATGATCAGATCTCAATTCTGCAAATTCAATTCGACGGCTTCCGCAAGCAGTTGGCTGATGCGCTGTTACCAGCGTTGAACGCAATTCTTGAGGTGTTTAGCGATCTGTTTGACAGCGGACAAGATTTCACGCCGCTGTTCCAAGTCATCGAGGCTGGCATCCGTGGCGTCGCGTCTGTGGTTCTTGGCTTGGTTCAGGCCACTAGGTTTTTTGTGCGAACACTGCAAGATCTGGTCAAGATTGCAACCTTGGTTGGCCAAGGGAAATTTGGCGAAGCGTTTGATGTTGCCAAGACAGGTCTAGCCGACACAAGAGCCCAGTTTTTCAAAGACATAGAAGCACAGGGCAAAATTTTCACGGGCAGGTCTGAAGTTGGAGCGACTTACGGCGGCGGTGGCAGGGACTTCCGCCCTGTGACTGAGCAGCTCGATCAAGTCACAGAAAAAACATCAGGCAACACAAAGGAGATGAGTGTTGACCTCGCTATTTTTTTGGCGGATCTTGAGGCATCTGTAGCAGCTGCAGATCAGTTGGAAAAAGAGCAATTCGCTGCTGGCGCGGCAATAGCTGAGCAGCTGAATCAGCAAGATCAGTTGAACGAATCAACCAACAAATACAAAATCACGCTTGATCAAATCAAGGACACGCTGGCCAATCAAATGACCAGCGCCATTGAGGGGTTGATTGACGGCACTAAGACTTTGGGTGAGTCGTTGTCTGGCCTGTTAAAAACATTTGGTAGCATGTTTTTGCGGGCTGGGATGGGCTCACTGGTTAGTCAGATCTTCCCCAGCGCCAAGGGCAACGTGTTTGCCCAAAACGGCATCGTGCCTTATGCCAAAGGCGGTTACATTGGCCGGCCAACAATGGCGTTGATGGGCGAGGCGGGGCCTGAGGCCGTGCTGCCTTTACGCCGTGGCCGTGGTGGTCGCCTTGGTGTTGAAACCTCAGGCGGCGGTGTTGGCAGTGTGGTGGTGAATGTTGATGCGAGTGGCAGTAGCGTGCAGGGCAATGAGCCTGACGCAAATCAGCTGGGCAAGGCTATTGGCCAAGCTGTGCAGGCTGAGCTAATCAAGCAAAAACGACCCGGAGGGATTCTTTCTCGCTAATGGCTACTTTTCCTTCTATTGACCCTGACTTCGGGGCAAGCAAAACTAGCCAGCCAACTGTGCGCAATGTGCAGTTCAATGATGGTTACAGCCAGCGGTTGCGTTATGGCTTGAATACTGATTTGAAGTCTTGGAGCTTGACCTGGAAGAACATCAGTGAGACAGACTCAGACACTATTGAGACGTTCCTTGAGGCGCGTGGTGGGGCTGAAAGTTTCGATTGGTCGCCGCCAGACGACACAGACACTTACAAGTGGATTTGTCCAGAGTGGTCAAAGCAGATGACATCGGCTGGACTGAATGAACTGACTGCAACGTTCCAGCAAGTTATTGAGCCATGAGCATTATTTTTGAGGAGCTGCTCAACTCCAGCCCGTTTGCCATCATCGAGCTGTATGAGCTGGAAACGTTTGCCAAGATCCATGGCGCGGCCAACAGCTATTACTTTTTTGCTGGGCACAACAAAGAAGACACCCCAGCCGAAATCGTTTTCAATAATCACACCTACTTGGCGTTGCCGATTGAGGCAGACGGTTTTGAGTACAAAGGTGATGGTGGCTTGCCACGGCCTAGCGTTCGTATCGCCAACTTGCAGGGCAACATCAGTGCAATTCTGCTTGGCATCAATGAGTTCAACTTTGGCAACGACCTGATCGGTGCAAGGTTTACTCGTGTGCGGACGTTGAGCCGTTTCCTTGACGGCAGCAACTGGCAGAGCGGAACTAATCCGTATGGAACGCCAAACCCTGGCGAGACCATGCCGAACGAGATTTATTACGTTGACCGCAAGGTTTCTGAAAACAGGGATTTTGTTGAGTTTGAGCTTGTCAGTTCGTTTGATATGGCTGGCGTTCGTGCGCCAAAGCGTCAGGCGTTGTCAAACCTTTGCCAGTGGGAATACAAGTCAAAGGAATGCGGCTACACCGGCAGCGACAAATTTAATGAAGACGACACTGTCATTACTACTGCAGCAGCTCCTGGTTATACCTACACATCAGGCGCTGACGTTTTGTCTAGCGGTGTTTTCTTACAAGAGAATGAGGAGCTGGTCTCGTCTAACGGTTGGTTCAGGCTGTCATTAGGTTCGGATGGCAACCTTTCAATCTTCCAGAAGCCGCCGACTAACGAGACAGTGATATGGAGCACAAACACAGTTGACAGCCCTGGTGGCGGTGGAAACTACCAGTTGCGGATGGCGACTAATGGCAACTTGCCAATCGACCGTAACGACAACATCGGGGAGTTTATTTGGAATCCTGGCCTTAAAAAGATTGGGGACGTAAAGACTGGCACCAGTGGCGTGACGTTCCAAAACTGGACGCCTCTTGATGTCTATGGCGGACGCCCCGGCGCGTTTGGGTACGAAATTGTTGTTATAGATGGTGGCGGCTCAACGCCTACAGCAGCAGGGCAGACAAGTTCCGCTTACAGCGTCACATTCACTGAAAACGGCCATCAGGGTTATGGAGCTGGCAGTCAGAACAGAACTGTGACGATTTCGTTCACGTTTACCTCAGGAGCCTTGTCTGCCACTCATTACAGCGGGCAAAGTTTTTCATGGAACAGCATCGCCTCTGCAAGCGTCACGGGATCAACTGGCTTGTGGCAGGACGGTGAGACGTTCGTAGCAGGCGTAGACATCAGCTCAAGCAACCCATTTCGCAATAACCCAAACGGCACGTTGTCCACAGTTGGAGCGGCCTATGCGATCACCAGCGACAACTGGGACGGCGTTTATCAGCTCAAACTTAGAACTGATGGCCGCATTCAAATTCAAAACTCTGCGGGGAACCGCGTGATTTGGCGGTCAAGTAATGGTGCAGTGACAACTGAGCCAACTGTTGATGTTGCGACTGCTGCGCCTGACCAAGATGTATGCGGCAAGCGACTTAGCAGTTGCAGGAAGCGTTTTCCTACTGGGAAAGATGACCATGGCGGATTGCCGTTTGGGTCCTTCCCTGGTGTTGGAACGGTTCGTTAATGCTTGATTGGCAACAAGCTGCGCTTAAGCATGCAAAACAGCAGGCACCGCGTGAGTCATGCGGTTTGCTTGTTGTTGTAAGAGGCCGTCAGCGGTATTGGCCCTGCAGGAACGTCTCTACGGAAGATGACTTTTTCATCCTTGATCCGTTTGACTATGCAGCGGCGGAAGATGCTGGGACAATTCTTGCCATCGTTCACAGCCATCCTCAGACGCCTGCGGTTGCCAGTGAAGCGGACAGGATGGCGTGCGAGCAGTTTGGGCTGCCTTGGCACATCGTCAGTTTGCTAAACGACAGCTGGTGCCGTGTGAAGCCATCTGGCTACAAGGCTCCGCTGATTGGGCGCGAGTGGGTGTGGGGCGTGTCTGACTGCTGGACATTGGTTCGCGATTACTACCGCCGAGAAATGAGCATCAAGCTGCGTGACTGGCAGCGTCCGGCAAGTGCAGAGGCGTTTCGTCGTTCGCCTTTGTTTGAGCAATGCCTTGCAGACACTGGGTTTGTGGACACCGGATCGACAGAACCGCAGAAGGGTGATGCGTTGTTAATGAGCTTGGATGGATCGCCTGGGCTCAATCATGTAGCGGTCTACATCGGTGAGCAGCGGATCTTGCACCAACTGCAAGGCCGCTTGTCATCTCGTGATTTGTTTGATGGGTATTGGCAAAAAGTGACCGGTAGAATTGTTAGGTATAGCGGCTGACGGCAGATGCTCCGCACGGTCAAGGTTTACGGGCACTTGGCAGAGCACTGCGGTCAGAGCGTGTTTGAGGCGTTTGTTCGCGTTCCAGCTGACGCCATTAAGTTTTTGCTGTGTAACTTCCCTGAGCTGCGGGGGTTGATGCGGGATGGTTATTACAAGGTTGCAGTTGGCCCGCATGATCTGCAGCTAGCTGACTGCCCTGAGCAGCTTGGCTATCCGCTGGCTGTGGATGACGTAGTGCAGGTGATTCCTGTTGTGTCTGGTGCGGGTGGTGGCGTTGGAAAGGTGCTTGCTGGAGCGGCGTTGATTGGTATTGCTATAGCCTCATCTGGCGCAGGATTCGCTTTAGGTTCTAAAGGTGTTGGTTTTGTTTCGACTGCTGCGGCTGGTTCATTTAGTGCTGCTGCAGTAGCAGGCAACATCGGTATTGCTTTGGTTTTAGGCGGTGTTGCTCAAATGATTTCGCCGCAGCCGCCAGCACCGCCTGAGTTCGACAACGACCCACGCAACAACTACGGTTTTTCAGGCATCCAACAAACCGCTAGGGAAGGCTCAACCATTCCGGTGGTTTATGGGGAGACCGTAGTGGGCAGCATTATCATCAGCCAAGGTCTCAACGTTGACGAGGTGGCATAAATGGGAATTGATCCGGATAGCCTAAATACAAGGCAGATAGCGCGAATTGTTGATCTGCTGTCTGAAGGCAAGATTGCTGGCTTCCCGTCGGCTATTGACGCAGGGCTTGATTTTGATAGCAACAGTGTTGCCTATAACGTTGCTGCGTTGAAAGATGTTTTCTTCAATAACACTCCAATCCTGCAGCCAGATACAACTGTTACTTCAAGTACAACGTTAGCTGATGTCCAACAGTTTTGTAATTTTGACGTATCAGAGGCCAATTTTGAGACACGGCTAGGCAGGCAGAACCAACCAGTAACTGAAATTATTGAGCAAGAAGGCAATGTCAGCTATGGCTGGGCAAACCAGCAAGAATTTACAGTTAACACTGAAGTTCCAAAAGCTGATGCGACTGGGCAAAGCTCTGGAACGTATGTTGCAAACGGAACGCCAGTAACAGCAGTTCGCCTTACAGTCGGCACTCCTGCTCTTACAAAAATCACAAACAAAGGGGACCAAAGGGGTTCGTTTATTGACTTCAAAGTTGAAGTTGATTACAACGGCACTGGATTCAACGAGATCCCAAACTCTCCTTTTAAGATTGAAGGTCGAACTCCTGATTTATTCCAAAAAGTCGTTAATTTTCCTATAACTGGGAGCTTTCCTGTCACTATTCGTGTAACGCGAACGACGCAAGAGGTTACGACCAACGACACAATTTCAGATACTTTAATTTGGTACAGCTACACAGAAAAGATCAACGATCGCTTCCGTTATCCAAACAGCGCCTTGTTTGCGCTGAAGGTTGACGCACAGCAGTTCCCGCAAATCCCTGATCGGGCATATCGA